TTCAAAAACAGAAACCACTAGAAACGTAGCAGCTTCACAAGTTAAAAAACTTGGTACTGCTCAAGAACGTGCTGATGTAATCTCTGCACGACAAGCTCGTGTTGAAAAATTCCCAACCACTGAAAAGATTGCCGACGTTAAAGAAGCTCTGTCGCTTAAACAGCGTGGGCAAGCTAAGGTAACTGACCCAGACACTGGGGTTACCACGGTAGTTCCAGACCCAAAGGGAGTCCCCCAACTTGAAGGTACTGGTGCAATACCACGTATTCAAGGAGGAACATCACAGCTAGGTACTCCCCAACCTGGCAGAGACCGGGCTACAACAACCCCTGCCCCACAAATACCCAGAGCTAATGCAGACGAGATGGGAAGAGTTGGCTTTCGTGGTAGAAAGCCCACTGCTGCAGAATACGTAGCGCACATTCTATATATGCAAGGATGGGGAAAAGAGGGTGCAAGTGATGATCTTGCACCTAACGAAATGTACGAAGCCCCAAGGGCATCTGATGATGAAACAGCCGCAGACGTATCGGAACAAGTAGAGATACCAACCACACCCTTTACCGAGAGCTCTTCTCTAGTAGAAAAAGGTGAACAAGGAGCGATCACCTTTGGTGAAGGTGGAAAAGACATTGTAAAAGGATCAGCACGGTCCGCTGCTGACACAGAGCAAAGAGCTTTGTCTGAACTTGGAGCAATCCCAGCCCCAGATCAGGGGTCTAACCCATTAGCAGAAGCTGCATCGTTAGAGCAAGGTGCGCTACATACTGGCCAAACCTCAGCGGCACTGTCTGGCCAATTTAAGGATACAGTAGATGCTGCAAGGCTAGCTGCCGCTGCAAACTTGTTGATTTCCCCAGAATTAAACCGTATGCGTTTGCGTGAGGGTGAAGTGGCTAGAGGAGTAGCTGAGCCCGTATTCAGAGGAAACTTCACAGTACGCAGAACCCCTAGTGAGTTTAAGTTAGTAAAAACCCCAGTTATGGACCCAACTACAGGTAAACAGAAAAGAGATGCTAACGGTAAACTCGTTTGGCAAAAAACAAGAGGTGGCATTCCCGAAACTCAACCGATGAAAGTCTCAGGTAAGGAGTCACTACGCCCAAGCACGGCTACTGTACGAGGACCGTTTGCTGTCGAGCCAGATGAAACATCATCAACGCTAACGCCATACGAAGAGCAGATTGCTGAGTCATACACAAGATCTGTAGGGGAAGCAGGTTCTAAAGAGTTCGCTGAAGCCGACAAAATGTTGGACACAGTAACCGGAGGCTACACCGCTTCCCTTGAACCCTCAGAGTTTGGTAATTACACTCCAGTTACCAATCTTAGCCCACAGTTGTACCCATGGGTAGATAGATCACAGCAACCTGCTGTTAGAACTATACCTGGATCAAGCGAAAGTAAATCAGTAGACGAACTGTCTACTACTAAGCCTAACGCTGAAACGCCTAGTGAAAAGGAAGCTTACTTTTCTAAGCTACAAGAAGGTATCGAAAAGCAAGATGAAGCCCGTGGGTCCAGGTATGGAGTGCGTAGAGACAGCGAAGGAAACATCATTGATGTAGGTCTTGACACAGACGTTGTAGGGATGGAGCTACGAAAAGGCGGCCTGATTAAGGAAGTAGTGGGGTCTGAGCAAGTAGTAGTAGACCCAACTACTGGTAAACCTAAAAGATCAGGACCTAGAAGGGTACACATTAGAAGAAGCCCAGAATCATTAAGACGACAAAACATAGTTCTTCAAGAGCTAGCAACTGACTCGACTATAAACCAAATGCGTGTACCAAGTTATTATGTACAACCACAACCAGCTGGAGTGTACAGAGATGATACTCCTATTGACCCAGAAACCGGAAACGTTCGCACACCAAAAGGTGTAGCCGAAAAACTTAAGTTTGGTTCTGGAGAAAGGGTAATCTCAAACGTTGAAACGTCAGATCCAAGATGGACCGATTACGACTACTCAACAAAGATGGTTGAAAAAGAAGGAACAGATGCTTCAGGAAAACCAACAACTATTCCAACGGCAGAAGAAGGCGTTGTAAGACGTATTATTCCAACTGCAAGAGGTCTTAAGCCAGAGGGACCAACGGTTGAAGAAGACACAGCTGCCAAGATTGAACAGGTAATACCTGGATTTAAAGAAAAAGGTATCCCTGGTGTAATAAGTCCTCAACTGGTTACCAATGTTTTTGCAAATGTACAAAAAGATATTTTAAGGAGAAAAGCTGGCGGTGAAACTGGCCCAGTTCGCCGTCGTTCTGAAGAAGAACAAAGAAACTACCTACAGTCAATTGGCGAAAAGCCAATGTACACAGATGAAGAGTTTGGAAAAATACAAGAGTTTCGTGAAAGAGAAAGATCAGCTGATGACGAAGCATTGAAATCAGCAGTAGAAGCACTATCCCAAAGAAAGCCGCTAGTAGAGCAAGCGTTGAAAGACCTAGCTACTATTAAAGATGTAAAGTCCAAGGCGGAAGAAGAAGTAGCAAAGCAAATTCGTGAAGGTAGCCATCCAAGTGCTATAAGAAAAGATGGTTCAACCAACCCCACGTTTATGCCAATCGAACCATTGTCACCGACAGCTTCACCGGAAGAAAAGAAACTACACAAAGCGAGAACCTCAGCTCAAAATCGTGTCATAAGAGCAGCAGGAAGAGAAGCTGTTAACGCACACATTAACTCTGTTTCAGAGTCTTCAGGGTTCAAGACTGACGTTAGAGGCGATGTAAAAGTCGATGAATCTGGAACTCCAATTCAGCTTGACGACACGTCAGACTCATTAGTAAACCCAGAAGACGAGACAGAAATCCGTGTAAGGGTAATGAAAGCCTTACACCAAAAAATCAGTCCATCTGTTGCTGGAACAGAATCTAAAAGAACTGTACCAAGAAAGTTCTATTACCGCATTCAAAAAGATAAACGCGGTAATGCCGTACTAGACGAAGACGGTAATCCAGTTGTCATGGAATCTGAGAAACGGTCGTTCCCTGTTCAAAAAACAGACGACCAAGGTAAGCCCGTTAGAGACACTAGAGGTAACGTCACACAAGATGTTGACGAAACTGGAGCTCCAATAACAGAGAGGTCTACTGTAAAACTAACCCCGTTTGTAACAACAGCAGAACAACTGGGTAAAGGTAAAGGAAAAACTCCTGGAATTTCAGTTAAAAGTGAACTGGATATCAAATCTGAGGGGGGTGTGTGGCACCCCACAGAGAACCCCAAGGGAAGCTACATAGTAAAGGATGCAACCCCATTAACCGTTGCTCGCACCAAATCAGAACGTCTAAGAGAAAAAGGTGGCGCTACATCCGCTGGTGATCTAGAACTTGGTGATGAAGGACTAATCCACAGTGTGCTGGATAGCCTTCGCGTACCAGCAGGTGAGGGCACTACTGCTCCGTTCTTGAGACCAGTACCTGCAGGTGTTAGTGTCCAAACGTTAAATGACCTAAACTACAAAGTAACAGCACCTGAAACCGCCCGCGACATGCCTACAGTTGAAGAAGCTACAGGAGCGGCACCTTCACCTACCCGCCCAGGTGCACTGGGGTCCCAATTTGATATTAGAACAACTGAAGCTACCCCACGTGACCCTGCAGCGTCGTTCACTATTCCAGAGACTACTGAAGAAAAGGTAGCTCTTGCTAAAAAACTAAAAGTAAACTTGTCAATAGCAACTCCAAACATGCTACGTACAAGTCGTGGTGTTACTCGTCAAAGTGTTGGTGCTTCCACCGGGGACATTCTTGGGGACAAACCAAGACCAGCAGACACCCGTGTGAGTGCAATGACCGATGTTGGTACTCCAACTGAAGTTGATGAGGGAACATCCCCATTGCAGGCCGTTGCTCAAATACAAAGTGGAGCTCTTGGCGTTGGCGACATGCAAAAAGAGTTCTCAATTCGCGACGTTCGTGCAAGAAACGCATCCGATCGCGCAGCTCAGCATGAACGTAACAAAGCTGATGCTCTAAGGAGAGTCCCACAACAACCTATAAGCAACCCATACGTTGAAGCCTTTAAGGCAAAATTAGGACCTACCCCCATTAAAATTAATGTTCCCCCGTCTAGGGAGGCTCGTAACCAGGCGGATGCTCTAAGAGCAGAGCGCACAAATCTACTAAGAGACCGGGAGGGTAGCTTAAACCCTTCTAGTATTGACGAGCGCACGGCACAATTAGAAAAAGAAATTTCTGAATTACACGCTGGAACTACCATATCAAGGCCCCTTAGTGACCTTCCTATGGCAATTAACCAAGTTCGTTCGGGCCAGGGAACTAGATCAGTTGACACTCGTGCTCCATTAATGCCAACAACTGATATGCCAGTAAACCGCCCATATCTAGAAGGTGACGCAGTTCCTTCTAGTAGATTAGTAAATGCTGGTCAATACGCTCGTATTGCCCCTAGAACTGGAAACTTCACACGCGGATCAGGTAAGCAGTACTACGGAGAGGTCACATACACCGGAGAAGGGCCAAGGTACTCAGAAATTGCAGGTCCAGAAGGTAGGGGTAAGAGAGCTAATACGCTTACCACCATGTCAGAAAGTGCTCCTTACATAGAAGGGGTAGACCGAGATACTAATACTATTGGTGGACGCGAACTTCTTCCAATACAATCTGCCCAAAAAGCACCAGCTTTTCCTGGTCAAGCACCACCAGCAAGGGGAGCCGCACAAACACCAGGACCTGACTTTACACCAGATCCAATACAGAATCGCAGCCTTTCACCACAATTTAAAAATACCAACAAACAACCTTGAAATAGACCAAAATAACCAGTAGCATATGTTTAGAGGTAACACACAGTATGCGTAAGTACAGTAACGATGATTGGCGTAAGCTAGCTAATTCACAAAACATAGACGACGTATTTGACGAAGTGTATGAAGAACAAGAAAAGCTAGAGTACAAGCAAAAACGTAAGGAAAAAGAGCGACATGGCCTCAAAGAAGACTTCTTCAACTTCTAAAAAGAAGAAGACTGAAAAGAAACAGACTCCTAAACCTAAGCCAATCTCAAACGTTGGTGGTGGACAAGGCGGTATCCTAGGAGCTTTTGGAGGAACCCTTGGCCGCTAGTCCAAACCAGCAGACATTTACTGATTGGGGTGGAGGCTACGATCCTTATGTACCAGAAAGCCAGCCCATGCTTGGCCCAACCCCATCGTTTAGGAATGCTAAGGATGCACGTTTAGCTGCATGGGGTGGTTCCCCTGACACTCAGTACCCAGACGGTTACTTGGGTACAATGTCTTCCAACCGTAGACAAGATAAGATTGTAAACGCTGTTGCTAGAACCAACACTAGGCCCTATAGTCGAGGAGTCCACAAGGGGGAGCGCATCAACGCTGGCGACTACCTATGGCCAGAAGAATTTAACCTTCAAACTGGTTTACTATATCAATCACAAGGTATGAAGTTTGCACCCCCAGGTGCCGCGCCAGTTCAGCTAACCAACGATGGTAAGGCTGGTCCAAGGGGTATACCAAGAGGTATAGGTAGACAGCAGCAAGAGGTTATTGACATGCAAAGACGGAGCCTTCTTAAAACCCTAGCTCCGCCTTGGAAATGATAAACTATAGTTAGTAAAAGGAGGAAATATGATTGGTGGAACCCTTCCAGGAGGATCAGGTGCAGGTCGTGGGGACAACCCCCATGGTGTTGCCTCCGGCAAACCACTAGGTAGTTTTGGTACAAGTAACCCAAATGCACCAGTAGGTCGATTCGCACCAAACGTGATGGCATTTTCATCGCAAACTCGTAACGCCCCATACCCAACAAAAGAAGAAATTGCTGATAACACAGCTCAAGGAAAGATTTCTCCTATCAGCAACAGCAGCCAAGCTGGGTACAGTGTTCCTGCAGGAAGCATGGGGTCTTTAAAGAGTAGTTACAAAAAACTACGTAAAGAAAACCCCGGACTGGGACCAGACTGGGCTAGAAGTACTGCAATTGGTGGAGTTGGTGGCGCTAACATGGTACAAGATGCCAGTGGTAACGCAACCGACGCTAGATACAAGTAGAGTTATATTTGATAATGCATAACAAAGGAGCATACAATGAGTGACACAACAACACCAAAAATTCAAGCACCACTAACGCTAGCTGATGCTTTGTATAAAATATATGTTGAGGGTATCAACCCTGGACTGACACTTGAACAAGCTCAAGAATTACACAGAAGCATTCAAGAGCAATACAAAGATGTCATAGCTAAGTCAAAAGCCCAAAGCACCACTTGGAATGGCGTTAGGGATAACTCGAAATAAAAAACTAGGCCCCAATTGGACGGGACCACGTAAGAAAAGAGAAAAAATGGCAATTAAATCAAGTTTTCGCGGGGGCATGGACGGTTACCACGCTCATCACGCCGAAATTCAAAAAATGCAAATGAATAGTCGCACCTCCATTGACGAAAACAGCTTGCCTATCTACCGTGAAGACGATGACGGTGCTTACGTAGAAGAAGACACATCTAGAGACCCCTACAAAGAACTCGGAACTGCAAAGGAGATGGACAGTGGGTATTAAATCAACCATTCGTGGTGGTCTTGCAGGCATAAAGAATTATGTAGTTGGCCCATCAAGCAACCCAGGTCCAGCTATTGACCCAATGATTGCTGACTCTGAAAAAAAGCTAAAGCCAGTTGGCTCAGCAACTAGAAAGGCATTGGACAATTTTGCGGTACCAGACAGCAAACCACCCAAAAGATTCCAAGAGCCCCAGCGCGAAGATGAAGCAAATCCTTATGGGATACCTCGTCCAACTACTGAAAAACTTAAGTCTAAACCAGTTAAAAAATCTGCTACTGAATACCCTAAAGACATCTCTAAGATAAACTCAGCTCCAAAACCCATGGAACAATCCCCAAGTCAGCTATACGCTGAGAAGGACCAAGCAGACCCCCAGGGTATCAAGCGACCTGACATTAAACCAAATAAATCCATGAGCCAATACGACGGTAAAGGTAAGTAAAATGGCCAAACCATGGGGTACTCGTCAGGAGTTTCTTGTAGACCAGGCTCTACAAGCAGCTATCAGTGATCCTGAGACTATTAGGCAAACACGCCCCGTGGTACCCCAACAACTATTCCCACAAACTCGTGGCATGGCAAAGCAAGAGCACAATTTAATGTCAGTCTTTTCTATGTCAAGATACGGGGTGTCTTACAGGTCATGGGTGTCTGGAACTCCCGTGATGCCAGCTCTAATGACTGGTGATTTTGAGGGTACTGGAAGGTACTCAATGAACTCTTTGGGGAATGTGTAACATGCCTTTTGACGGAAACTTTTATACAAATAACCAAGATCTGGCCCCAACCTACGACTTCTACCAGGAACGTCTTAAGCAGCAGGGAACCCTACCAGGCTCCTGGCAAATGCGTAACGCATACGGCGCAGGCGGAAATGCAGCAGGTAGTAACCCAAGTTCCCCCGGATTTACGTCAAGCTACTCACGTGATGTAAACACAGGCGGTAGGGCACCTGGAACTGCATATCAAGCTAGATCAGTTTCAGGAACAATGCGTGCACCACAGGGTGGTACCGCCTACGGCCCCGGCTCAGAAGAGCAAACCGTACAGAACTTTTTTGGTAAAATGGGTAAGTTAAAAGACAAAAAAGACAGAGAATCTAATGAAAAAACACCTAAAGGTGGACAACCAGCGCCAAGCGGCGGCGGAGGAGTAGACATGGGCTCACAGCAAAGTGGTAACACATCAAATAATAGAGCTAAAGCCAAGAATATGAACCAATCCGCCAACACTAACGTTGGTGGTAACCAGGTTATTTCTGGTGGTAACACCAGCATTGACGGTGACTTTAACATGGCTCAAATTGGCGCTGGTGCTACTGCACTTGCTCGTGGAGCAAGCCTACAACACTTTATGTTTGACCCCAATCATCCGTATTTTGGAGGTGGTGGAGGTGGTACTCCACAACCCCCCGCCTCTGCTCCTGACGCGCCAAAACCAAACGCAGGTGGTCCAAAACCCACACCCGACCAGGGCACCCCTACACCTACTAAAGAAACCTGGAAACCTGCGGATCGTGGAGTAATGGATATTGGTGTACCCCGTCCAGGACAGCCTGGGTCAAACACTGGGGGCATGCCACCACAGTATGCAGGTATGGGTGGAGATTACGACGCTAGTGGTAACCTTGTTTCTAAACCAGAAACAGGCACACCCAAAGCTGAAACTCCCAAAGCTGAAACTCCCAAAGAAAGCTCCCCCACCCCCGGTACCGGTCTAGAACTATACCGTGGTGGCACACCAGCCACAACCGGTGCCCCCACAGGAGCACCAACAACCGGCGCACCAGCTGGTGGTCCTGGTGCACCAGCACCAACAACTGGTCTTCCACAAAGTCGTACAGGCTTGCTTGACACACCAGAGGTCTACCCTCTGGTGCCCCAACCACTGGCCTTCCAGCAGGTGGAGCACCTATGGGGGCATTAAATGCAGGACCACAGATGACCGGCTATAACCGAGCGGCTCAATCCCAGATGCAGGCAATGGGGATTAGCCCATCTGTACTCCGAGATATGACCTATGGTAACTCTGCTAACAACGGGTCACCCGCAAGCGCCCCAGTTGGTAGGGCTACCCAGCAAGGAGGTGGCACACTTGGCCGATTTGGTGGCCGTGGGCCAGCTCCTGCCGCTGCCAAAACAGGTAGGTACGGTGAAGATCGTGGATTCATGGATATGGGTGTTCCACGTCCTGGAGAACCAGGATCAAACACTGGTGGAATGCCACCACAATACGCCGCTATGGCCCCCGCCCAACCCTCTAGGCACGACATGAATCCAATCACAGGAGCTGTACGACCTGACTTTGGCAATCCTTCATACACTGGCCCATCACGCCATCCTAGCCCACCAGCTCGTGACATGACCGGAGGGCAGACTGGCTATGTAGGTGTTGCTATGCAAGGAATAGGCCAAGCAGACAGTGAGCTAAAGCGTCAAGCTTTCCGTCAACGCTCAAGACGCCCAGGAACCTGAGGAGGATCAAATGGCAGTAAATACATCAAGATCAATGAACGGCGACCTTCACGATGGTATCAACGACGGTCGTCTAAAGAGCCTAACTCCTGGACGAGGTGGAGAGCGCACGGATGATTACGCTGTAACCAGAGCAAAAATGCTACAAACTCAATACAATGTTGTTGACTTTATGCGTGGGATTACTGTATCATCTGATGAAGAATACGAATACGGTTACGCAGAAGACTGAATAACCAAACAAACCTAATTAGGAGTACAACATGCCCCGTCTTTTGACGTGCCAATCCTGCGGTACGATGTACCGTATGCGAGATTACGATGGTCCAGCTGAGTATGACATGGAGCTTATTGAGCTCTGTAATCGTCACCTCGGTCAAGCCTCAAACCCAGACCCTGACGCACACAAGTCAATAATCTTGCGATGTGACCAGGAGACGTGGGAAAAGCTTGGGGATGAGACCAAGATCAAACAAGAGCTAGCAAAAAACGAGTGGGAAGTGCGAGAGCTAAAAGACGATCTAAAAGTCGAAGCTCTAAAGTGCTTTAACCGCCATAATCGCCCATCTGGTATGTGCCCTGACTACGAGAACGAGTCAAAAACTATTGGGCGCAAGATTGGCGTTCCAAAAGAAAACCGCCAGTACCTATGCCACTATTGCCCAGCATCAGCTTTTGTGACTTTCAAGAATCGTCAAGCAAAAGGGATGTATGACGGGTGATCATATTTAACTTTTCTGTATTGGCTCGCCCAGCGGAAACTCTGGCTCTAAGACAGCCCGATCCTCAGGGGTTTTCACTTTGGCGCATGATGCACGATTTTTCAATTGGTCGTGTTTGCTTGGTAGTCAACGAAACATACGACAAGCTGCCAATAGAAGACTGGCTAAAGAAAGAGGGTATAAAACCCTCGTTTTATGAAATGTTAGATGAGCCAGACTCTTATTTAAGAGCCGAGAGAGTTCATCGAGTAGCCGCAGTGTTTGGCAAAGCGGAATGGTACGTTGATAACGACCCAATAACCTGTGCCGAAACCTTAAAACTTGGTATGCCCACGTTGATGGCTGCGTCACCCTACGTTGTACGCCCAGAATGGGCTGGATTACGCGTGATAAAGGACTGGGATACGCTTGTTCAGGAGATGGATAATCAAGCCCTAAAGGCCGCAGAAAAGACTTGGAGAGAATGATGAAGATATTCTTTGGCGGTGCTGAAAAGGGAACCCATAGAAGCCTGCTGGTTGCTAATGGTGTCGACAAGATGGGTATAAACATCACACACTTTCCAGTGCCAAAGCGTAAGGAGCTAGATCTGGCCACGCTTTACGGTGGGGCTGAGTTACTTGTGTACACATCAGAAAATGATGAGGATCTAAACAAGTATGAAAACTTTGTAAGAGATCATGCAGACAGCCTTTCTGTAGTCATTGGTAGGCCAGATATGGACGGCGAATGGCTAGGGGAAAAGTACGTACCCGTCTGGTCAGATGGGGACGACCTAGAACGCATGGCATGGCTTTGTCAGAAGAATGGAAGAGTGGCCATATCAGACAAGGCTATAAATAGTAAGACGTTGCCAAGAATACGCTCTCTAGCACAACGCTGGGGGGCAAAGTTGTACGGTCTGACAAGCAAACCAGACATCATCCAGGAGTTGCCATGGGAGGCAGTTATTGTTGGATCATGGACTTCTGCCATTAGGTATGGGGAAACTCAAGTATGGGATGGTCATGGTTTACACAGGTACCCAGCCCAACATAAAGAGTCTGCCAGACGTAAGCATCGGGCCGATATTATTCGACTTGGAGTAGATTACGATCTAATCATGGAAGACGATGTTTCTGAGGTAGGGGCGTTGTCAATAAGGTCCTGGAAGGCTTGGGAAGAGGGTACTTTTTGGGCCTATGACCCCAGCGATGAGGACGACGAGTCAGAGTTTACCCCCCAAGAAGAGGGGGATATAGTTGATATACCCCCCACTACCCCTACTGCACCTAAACCGGTTTCACGGGGGGGAAGTATTGCTATACCCCCGCTAGAAAAGCGGCACGACAGTGAGCGGTTATTACTACCGGTTATGGGCATTGAAAACATAGTTTCAATGGGTACACAAACAGGCTCTGAGCAGGATGAATACATAGAAATAGCACCAAAAGAGACCCCTGTAATACGCTACCAAAGCAGCCCTTTGCGTCAGTGTGATAGTTGCTATCTAGCCTCACGTTGTCCCGCATTCCGCGAACATTCTGATTGTGGCTTCAAGCTACCTGTAGAGATACGCACCAAGGATCAACTACAAGCAGTGCTACAGGCAATGATCGAGATGCAAGCCAGCAGAGTTTTGTTCGCAAGATTTGCTGAGGAACTTGAAGGTCAAGGGCTTGACCCAGCCCTCTCATCAGAGATGGATAGGTTGTTCTCACTCATAGATAAGTTTAAGAACATTTCAGACACCCGTGATTTGATGCGCATTGAGGTTGAGGCCCGAGGTAACGCTGGTGTACTTTCTAGATTGTTTGGTACAAAAGCTGGAGAAATCTCAAAACAGCTACCTAGTGGGGGATTTGGGCCAAATCAAACCGACCAATTTATCCAGGATGTTATTGACTTTAGCGAGTAGCTCCCTTACACTGGGTGACGCCAGTACTACAACAAGGAGCACAATATGGCAAGAACATGGCGCAAGATTGGTACCACCAGTAGCGACAAGTCAAACAACGTTTGTGTAGATGGTTCACAAATCGTTGCAGACAACGTTACTATAAACGGTGATGGTTTCATGTCTGAAACTGCATTGAGTGTAGATACCGTCAAGAGCTACCTGTCTACAAAAGGATGTACTTTGTGGATGAACTGGGATATAACTAACGATGACGGTCGTGAAGAAGCAGCAGAATGGCTTCTCAGCGAAATTTACAATGTTTTGATGTTCTCGGCATACAACGACAACGAAATGGACAACACCAACAATGCCTAACCCAAATGAGTTCATGGATGCAGTACAAGAGGTCATTGACATGCATGACCGAAAGGGTGCTGATTATGGGTCACAGGCTGACCAGTTTGCAAACGTATCGGCCTCAAGTCAATGGGGAATCCCACCGTGGGTTGGAGCAATGATGCGTGCTAACGACAAGGTTGTACGACTCCAATCTGCGGCCAGAGGGTCAACACTGCGAAATGAGGGCATAGAGGACAGTCTTCTGGACATCGCCACCTATGCCTTGATTGCTCTGTGTCTATTCAGACGAGATCTAGAACAGTAACATGGACTGGATGGAAGATGCTCCGTGCCGTGGATTGAATCCGGATATCTTCTTTCCTCCCCTTGATCAGACAAACCACAACTCTTACTACAAAGCTGGAAAAGCCGTATGTCACACATGTGATGTGTGGGAAGAGTGCTTGAACTATGGTATAGACGAAACTTGGGGATTGTGGGGTGGGTTGACTCCGCAAGAACGAAGAGGTACAGCGAGACTTCATCACGGAGTTATCGAAATGTATCGTTCTGGGTGTCGATGCCCGAAGTGTAGAGAGTCATCTGTAACAGTAAGAAAGAGAATCCCAAAAGAAATATTCCCTGCTAGAGGGCAAGAATTCAACATAGAATCGTTAGTTTTCAAACTTTCCAGCATGTGATGTAGTAAGTTCTCGTCACAATTTGGTAATATAGATACGTGCCCAACCACCCAACGGTTGGGCACTGTCTTTATCCCCTATCAAGGAGAATACTTTTGAAATTGAAATACTCAAAACCAGTGATTCTGGTGGCGTTTGCTACCAGTCTCGCGATCTTGTTACCACTGGCAAACGGTATAGAAAATCCAAAAGAAGAAGTAACCACCCCACTAGTCACCACCCTCCCACCCCAAACGACAGTGGTACAACCAACAACTACAGTAATAGAAACCACGACAACCACCACAGAGGCACCAGTCACCACTACGACTACCTTGGTGCCACCCGGTAGCAAATGTGAAGAATTGGCACCAATTGCGCTTGCAGCCGGATGGCCCCAAGAACTACTAGTAGACGTTCTGGATGAGGCTTGGCAAGAATCTCGTTGCCTCAACATCATCGACGGTCACAAGAACTTTAATGGGCATGACCGAGGCCCACTCCAGATCAACCAGGTGTGGCTCAACGAGATTGAAGCCAAATACGGAAGCTGGGAGTACGTCAAAGACCCGTACTACAACTTCGCGTGGGCGTGGGAGATGTACATTTGGCATGACATTCACAAGGGTTGTGGTTTTAAACCCTGGTCAAGAAAATGTAAATAACTAAAAAAATAAACAACAATAGTTGCAATTGAAAACAGCCACGTGTAGCATACAAACAACGGGCAAAGCCCAAGACACAAGGAGAAACACAATGAATGAAAATACAATTACAGTTCAACTTCCCGAAGAGATGTTGTTGATCAAGATTGCAGACATTGTTGGAACAGCAGAGGTTGCCAGCATTCTCAACTGCCCCAAACAGCAGATCCATGCGCTGAGAAAGCGCGCAGACTTTCCGGCCCCAATTGTCCAGCTGTCAGCAACCCCTCTTTGGAATGCCCAACAGATCATTGAATTCGGCTCAAACTGGAAGCGTCGCACAAAGATCTGAGGAGTAGTACAATGTTGCTCATGGAGACAGACAGACAAAAATATCCAGCTGGTATCTATGAGTGCCCCAAGTGCAGTGCGTGGGTGGAGGTGTTCGTTCCCTTGAACGAGCTCCCCACCCACCCCTGCGGGGTTGGAAAGAGACCAAAAAATATGGAGTACAAAGGAATGGGCCGTGCTAAGACTAGGGATAGTGTCGGGTGATTGGCTTCACCCTATAAAAACAGGAGAACCTGTAGCGTTGTGGGGAGGAAGTGGCTGGGCACGCCTGGGCCAGTATGTTGACCACCTTCCATTTGAAGTGCACGTTGGTACACTCACTTGGTATTACGACAGATTTGTCGTAGTAACTGTAGACGACGAGATGCATGAAGTAGATGTGATCTACATGCAACGTTTAATGCATGAGGGGCTTACCCAGCACGTGCCAATGGCTATTGCAAATGGACAAAAAATAATAAATGATCTTGATGACTGGTACTGGGGTCTAGACACATCAAACATGGCGTTCTTGCATAACCATCCAAAAGTTAACAAAGTTGAGAACACTAACAACTACAAAGCAATCTTGTCGAAGTCCACAATCCTGACTGTCAGTACCCCCTATCTTGCGGATAGGGCTTCTTCGTTTGTACGATGCCCAATACAGGTTATTGAAAACACTGTAGACATAAACCGATTTACACAAACAAACTACACAGACACGGACACTCCAGTTGTTGGATGGGTAGGGTCAACAGCACACCGAAGCAAAGACATTGAGACACTAAAGGGTGTGCTTGACCCAATGGTAAAGAATGGCTCAATAACTCTTTACCATGGTGGTCACCACAGTTCCGCACCAACCTTTGCAAGCAAGCTTGGGCTTACAGAAGACATGGTAACAACAGAGGATATGCGACCAGCTGAGTTGTACCCAGAACTTATGAAGATGGACATTGGCATTGTCCCCTTAAACAAAACACCATTTAACATGGCCAAGTCAGACATAAAAGGTCTGGAGTACGCAGCATCAGGAATCCCATTTATTGCTCAAGATCTCGATGCCTACGTGAACTTACACAAAAAATTAAATGTAGGGCTGGTAGCAACCAAACCAAAGGACTGGGTGAAGCACATAAAGTACCTGTCAGACCCAGATAATCGCAGAAATGTTGGAATGGAGCTACGGTCACGTATACAATCACGTGACATATCCCACGGAATACAGAGACTGACAGACTTAATCAGTAACATATGATTACCACAAGACAACTTAAATGGCTTAATTACGCTGTAGACGTATCTTCCACAGCAACGCACTCTCAATGGAGAGTCGGTGCGGTGTTGGTCAAAGGTGGGAGAGTTCTGAGCATGGGTGTAAATCGGTATAGAAATTTACCTTCTCAGGTTGATCTTGAAGGAGTTTCGTACCATGCGGAAGAAGTAGCTTTGAAGCGTGCTGGAGACGTAACGGGGGCAACGATATTTGTCGCAAGAGTTACCAGAAGTGAAAAATAACACCCCGAGCGAACGACCACGATGTGTAGTCGCCCGCTCGGGGTTTTTGTCATTTGGACGGGGCCACGATTAGCACGTGGCTATGTCAAACTGGCCAATGATACGGAATATCATTAGGAACAGCTGGGAAATGTGGCGCGTAGTGATCTGAGAGTTTACGCACCAGATTTGATTGGTGAGACACCATCACCTTGCTTTCAACTTCCTCATCACTAAGCCACCAAGGCTGAGCTGGTGGCAGATTTTTTATGATTGGGTGTTGGCCAATTATTACTGCGGCCTTGATTAGACAAGAGTCTTTGTACCCTCTTTTCATCCATTCATCGCAAATGGCAACTTGGTATGAAAAAAGTGATTGTTCGTACCCTTTCCACATCTTTACCGCTGGGTGGTTTCTCCAACCTGTGGAAACACCACACAAGCAATTGATTATCTGCAGGTTTTCAACACGTTGCTTACCTAGACGTTTGTTGTCAAGAACTTGAGCGTTCTTTGTAAAGTTTCTTCCATAAGGTAAAAACGTTTGCATCAGTCCCCCTCAATGAGTACGTAACGGTCACCAAACTCAGGGTTCAACCCGAGGGTAGAACCAGAATCCCAGTTGACAGAGATTGTGCCAAAATCATCAATGAAACTGACAACCCCCTCATCCCCTGGCTTTAGATTGGTGTAAGGGTCATTTGTGTACTGCAACCGAATTCTCTTACCAATCATGTTCTTCTCGTACTGTGCTATTGCCACTTTGATTTTCCTCTTTCTAAGGGTTATCCGTATATAACGTCGCCAAACATGGCGTATTGCCAAAACAAATCTTGGGTTTCGCTGTCAAGATCACCTTCTATGACATCGTGAATCACGTTTTGAGCCCAAACCTTTTCCGTGGGCAAAGACTTCAAAACTTTGATCATGTCTGGAATACTGAACGTATTGGTTACTTCCCCATCACCGTCAGGGTCAGCCATGGTAATCGTTATACCATAGTCATGTCTCACAACATGGGTGACCCACTCAAACCACTGATTGTCAGTCAGCATTCTCAAAATTTCACTGTCGTCCATGACAAGGGTTTTTGGCAACGTTATAGTGAACATTGTTTTTGACATGTTGTTCTCCTTTACTCAAACTTGTACATTTGTTCGGGGCAGAAATTGACAACTGCCGAAGCAGTTATGGCAATCAGCATTTGCTGGCTTCGGTAGTCGCTAGACGACTGCTCAAGAGCAGTTGCTACATCCCACGCCTGAGCACCGCCACGCAGTGCTTCACACACAACGTAACCAGTCTCAATGAGTTCGTAGTCGGGCAATCCCGTGTAGCCGAACTCCTGCTCAATGTTCCACAGGAAACTATCTTCATCCGACCACACCGGGGGTGCAGGGGTAGCGATAGGTGCGTCGGTTGTTCTGACCACCTTTACTGTTGTGTCAGGAGCGTCAGTACGATCAACGTACACTGTCTCTGTACCACCACAGGCTGCTAGCCCAAGGATAGTGATTGCTAGTAATCTTTTCAATTTGTTCACATCTCTTTCTGTAGTGTGTCTGGGTTGTAACCAATGTCGATTAGGAACTCTCTGAGTCTTTTTATCTCGGCATTGAGGGCATGGTAAAGGTGTTGTCTCTCAATGTTCTCAATCAACGCCACTTTTTCCAAGTGTTCTGGATTACAGCAGAGCGTGTTACGGCAAAGGTGGTCCAGAGTTTCTGCTTTGGTCAAACTTACATGCTTATGCTGCTCGTAAGACCATCTGTGTGCTTGATAGGCTTTATTGCCTATGTACATTCTTCCGTAGCCTTTATCTACGGTTCCTGTCCATATCCAACACCCATCAGCTGTTTTGTTTATGTTCTTCCAAAACTTATCTTCAGGAAGTTTGGAATCTTCAATTACGTGCAACACACCATCACGTTTTAGTTGTTTATAGTGAGCTGCACATAATCCTTTTGCTACGACCGGTCTATTACACACCGGCCCTCTACATAGAGCCATAAGTACTCCTAGTGTTTGACGGCATCACGATTGCGACGAGAGTGAGTCTACACTAATGCTTTGCTCTTTAGCGCGTCTATGACGTTCCTTTCTGCGCTCTCTTGGACTTAACCCACCAAAGATGCCAAACATGTCTATTTCATGTTTTACATCTAGTGCGTCTTCCAAACATTCTGATTTTACGCTGCATGAGTTGCATATCTCTTTTGCTTCGCGGCTTGACTGCCCGCGTTCAATGAAGAAGATTTCAATTGGCTTGCCTCTACAAGCAGCGTGCTCTATCCAGTCTGAATTTGTCATCCTATACCTCTACTTTGTACAACTTTTTGAAGTCTCGTCTCATCGGATGCAGAGACGATTCGGTTCCGTGTGTGGAATACGTTGGTCCTTGGATGTTGGGTGGGGGTGTAATTTTATACACCCCACCCTTATTCCGAGTAATAGAAAACCCAAGATCCTCAAGTTTCCTAAACATCTTCTTCACGGCTTTTGATTTATGTTGCATGACCATGAGAACACCTTAACGGAGGAGATTGCCTCCATCAACTATTGTCCCTTCTGGTTATGAACGCAAACCCAGCTTCGATGTTCTTCTCCACCGTGTTTGTCAAATCCTTAGTCTTGACCGATTCCGGAAGAAGGTCGAAGGCCAGCTTGTTGGACAACAACAGAACTGCGTCACCAATAGTGCCTTGGTTACGCTCCAACTTGTAAGGCTTCATGAGGAGCACTCGTTGGTCATTGTCCCACACAACGGATTCAACAGAACCAGGGCCGTCGCTATACAAACAAATGTACACAGTGCGCATCTTACCGGTATCTGCGTTGTAGCCTCTGCCAGGAGCAATCACTCCGAACTGCTTGTAACTGAGCATTCCAGGGTGTACACAAATGTACGCGATAAGATCTTGGAGAGTTTCAAACTCCATTTCTCCAATTTCATATGTCCTACACACCTTCCCCTCGTCGTCTATCTCAAGAACACAGGGATCAACGTGGTCGAACAACATTGACCGGTGGGGCAACCTGTTTGACAACTCGTCAATGACACGCACCAAGGACAGTGCGCTTACACCATACGGGGCTTCAATGAAGCCCTCGCTGTTTCCGTCTGCGTCCTCACACGCGAAGTGAACGAACTCATCCATTTGAAATTTCCTCCATGTTAAGTAATGCGTTTACAATGTTTCTTATGTCCAACAGTCTGTCGGTCATGACAGGTGCCGACGCAATTTGATGACCAGCGGTGATGCTCAACGTGTCATCAATTTCTGATAGAACTTTGTACAGTTCTTGGTGCAACTGTTCCTTGTTCACTTCTTCTCCTCCTTGTCATTCGTTCCAAAGATGGAATCGAATGCTTGAAACACCTTGTCAAGCTCTGTTGAAGCCATCAGGTATTCCATGCGCCCGAGTTCAGCATCCATCTGGCGCTTCTTGGTATGGCGCTCTTTAAGCATTTGTGCCATATCCTCGGCTAGTGCTCGGATATCTTGGTCAACGCTGTCATTCTCCAAGTCATCATCGACTTGCTGTTCTCTCTCCAACGATGACTCGTAGCTTTCACGGGCAAACTGACGAGCACCCTCTGGGTCGTCACGGAATTCACGGTCCACCGCGATCACTTGACCCAGATGGGCTGCGATACCTGTCTCTTCAGGGCGCAATCCTGTCTGTCGTTGCAATTCCTCGATGAACAAATCCATTTCATTTGCCATGACTCTTGCATCTTTGTGGGTTTGCATGTAACTCTGCATCAGACGCTCGGTGAAATTGGATGTAACGTGGTACATCCACACCATGTCTTGTCCGGTTCTCATGTGTTCCCACTCTTCGGGGGTTGCCGGGGAAGCCCCGAACTCTTCAAACACTTCGTAATAATCAAACATTTCTTTTATTCGCTTTCTACTTGGTTTATTTTGGTGTTTAACTTGTCTATCAATTCACATTTTTTACACGTATGTGAGTACATCTCACCCGTATACGTAAATACAAAAACGCGGTTTGATACGCTTTCCCTTATGTACGTTTCATACTCCTTGGTTTTTACACACTCACAGTCCAACACAAACAACGACTCACGTAATTTTCTGTATGAGGCCGCTGAATAGGTAGTTTGTGAATCAACAACTTCCAGAATCAAGTTGATAAGTGATTCTTCCAACGTTTCTCATTTCACTCGTAGTTGCTTGTACTCGGTTTTCTTTGTTACTTGATCAGCCACCTCCTGCTTTATCGTGCCCATCTTGATCGCGGCATCCATCAACTGTGTGTCAACGGAAGGCTTGGTAACCTTGTTGAACACTGAAGCACTAACCAAATCTTTGAGCACTTGAGCGTCGAAAGACCGTCTAGCAGGAGTAGACAGCTCAATCGTTACTTCGTCCAGGGTTACAGTTGTAACCCCAGATTCATACATCATGTCTTTCAACATGGCGTCCAAGGCTTCAAACTTGCTCTTGATCACGTCCAGCTCTGCTTTTAGCTTGACCCAATCTTGAGCGGTGTCTTTGATCACTTCGTTTATTGCTGACATGGCTATCTTCGCTTTCTGTACGAGTCCAAGACTCCGTTTTGTATTTGCTCTAGCAGTACCTCTCCTTGACCGTCAATTAGAATGCCGGTAGAAAAGGCTTTCTCTTCAAGGACACTCCACAATCTCTCATCAATTGTTTCGCATCCTTCGATGTGGCACAAAGGTATGGTTATGTGAACATCAAGTGTTTGTGATATTCGGTGTAACCTATCCTCTGCTTGTTTTAGTGAGGCAGGATTCCAAGGTAACTGGGCAATAACACCACGATAGTTTTGGTTTACACCATTACCAGTAAGTGTTAATCCTGTACCAGCTGAGATAATCTGCCCAACCATTACTCGTGAAGCACCACTGTTGAAGTCGTTGACCGCTGCTTTTTTAGCGCCCTCCGACATACCACCTCGCACTTCACAGGGGTTGTACTTAGATAACCCAGCAGTAAGGGCGTTCATTGTGTCTACGTGCTCGGCAACAATAAACATTCCACCTGGCTCGTTATCCAGTATCTCCGATACATGTTTGATAATGGCATCTGTCTTTGCTCTACCAACATGTTTTCGTAGGTAACCCAGCTGAACCAAAGCATATGCTCTTTCGGCTCCCGTAGTGTCTCGGTTTATTGATTCAAGCCACGCAATGAGATCATTATGGACATCCATATAATCTTGCACTGCGGGGCCAGAACCTTCCAAAGTAACGGTCGCCCGAAACTTGGTAGGCAAATCAATTACCTCGTCTCTCTTACGTCTGAACATAAAAGAGTCATGCATACGATTTTTAAGGTCTAGGTCATTGGTTGATATCCTACCAACTTTTCTACCGTTTACTGTTTTACCAGACCACGGTGCGTAGTGTTGATAGAAGTGGCCAATACCACCTATTCCTGCCCATGCGTTAGAACCCAAGAAATCTATCTGAGATACGAGTTCCATGTTTCTACCGTTTGGAGCGGGCGTACCGCTCATCAGTACTTTAACCGCATCACTAGGCAGATAGTTACTTATGTTTATCAAAGACTTGGTACGCTTTGATGCATTCTTGAAGAAATGTGCCTCATCAAC